TTAAGTTTTAGATGACGACTGATATGACATATCAATCTAATCTACCGAATCTGGTAAGCAGGGCGCTTAACAGTTTCAAAATACATTTCGACGTGGCCAAGGGTTTCGTCGAAGATGCGGTGTTAAAGGCTTCTCACGAGAGGAGCTTTTTCATTTCTGCAAAGCAGGTGCCGTCGGCACTTACGATGCGGCACGCCGGTTCGTCTTCCGTGAAGGCGAACAAGGCGTTGTTGCTCGAGTATGGTTTCACGCTCGAGCAACAGACTTCCGAGGGGTGGGTAAAGTACTTCCCCACGGAGGATGACTTGGTGGAAGAGTTACGACCGCCGAGCCAGTTCTCTGGTATTTCGAGTTATTTATCCTCGATACACCAGCAGAATAACGTTACGCACCGGATGACCGGTGTGGACCGTTTTGAGGTTGAACCTGTCTCTTTTGAGGAGGTTATGCCTGGTCCGACTCCTTCTTGTGCTAGCGAGGAGGAGGACGATTTCGATATGGATGACCCGAATTTCGTGGACTACCATAGAGTTCCAAAACCGGACTATCATGGTCCGATGAGGATTGTCTACACTGACCCGTTCTTGATAATGGCCGCTGTAGACTACGCAACGCGGGTGGGGAGGACCCCGCCCAAGGTGCGGGTCTGGGAGGGGGATGTTGTCCGCCTCTCAGATAAGATTCCAAAAAGGCTCTTGGGGCCCGACTGGAATGGTCGTGGGAAGGGCGGTGTCCCTTTCTACGATATTAAGAACATGAATGTCAAACTTCATGTTCTTAAGAACGGTACGCATTGGGGTTATGCCCTAAATGCGATCGCAGTGGACCGGGGGCACGAAATATGCTCCTGGGCCAGGTCTTTTTGGAAGAAGATTACTTACTTCCTGAAAGGCAAGCACAATCCGGGGTGGACGTCATCTCAGATTGTGAGTTTCTACGGCAGGCGTGATTATGAACGCAGGTCGGAGAAGAGCCGTGCATCAAGGCTTCTTCAGGTCTTGATGACGGTAGACGGGATATTCCAGCAACGATTTCTGGCATGCCCCGAGGAAGTGTGGACATGGGAACGATTCGACATGTTTACACTCGGGAACCTCTTCGTCCTTTTAGACGATGAGTTCTTCGATGGTGAGGCAACCGATGGGACCCTCACCATGGACACTGCGTACGACGCCTTAAAGAGGTGCCGAAAGCAGTTCAAGGAGAGGGCGAACAATCGTTCCCCAACCCCTGAACCCTTGGGTTTTTGGGACAAGCAGTTTTACCGCTTGTACAAATTCCACGAGGAAATAAAAGACGAGTACCACGAGCTATTAGTTCGCGGGATCCTCGTGCAGACCAGGGGGGCGGGTACCCCACCCCCGCTGGTCTCAGCAAAAGCAAAAATGAAATTGATTAAGACATTGATGCTAGATGTCACCCCGCGTTCTAAAACGCAGGATGCCATTGTCAGGAATGCTACTATGAAGATAGTTCAAAGCATCCCGGATGATGCACTAACCGGTCTTCAGACGAAGGCTGGTGTACGTGCGGCCACCAGCTCGTGTTACGAACACACGAGGATGGAGGGAGGGTCTGCCCAAGCGATACAAGATATTGTTCGGGACGGATATCTCTTAAATCGGAAGTGTACAATTTTTGATTTAGAGAATGGTGGCACCGTGGGGGAAAAGTTCCTTCACGAGTGCACACCTGGGGAGTACATCTTTTGGTCATGCCTAGAAGAAGTACTTTCCACACCACCGGAGGAACTAACGAAAGTTTTTCTGGTGGTAGTATCGGAGCCTGGTAAGCCAAGAGGCGTTACCAAGGGTCCTGTTGCGCTGAAGGTTGTCTTGGACGTCGTCAGCTCAATTTGTGCCTGGCCCCTTAAGAAGGGGCTGGACTCAAGTGTTTCAGGCATGGGAAAGGATTCTCATGGATGGAACTTCTTTCGCGACTTCTTTAGAGGAGACGCGGCAGATATTGTTTTCCGTGAGCAAGAGGTCACGGTTGAACAATCGTCGCCTACCGAGTATTATCATACTCGGAGGTACGCTGATGCCTTTGTGTCGTCAACTGATTACACAACTGCAACTGATTTTGTTGACCACAGGGTGGCCAAGATAATCGGAACGGCGTGGATGCTTAAATGCGGCATTCCACCGTTGCTCAGGGGAATTGTGAACAGAGTTTGCTTTTCCCCGAGGTGGGTTGAGTTCAAGGCCAAAGGGCCTTTTTCCAACCTTGGTGATCCCGGGGAGCAAGATGATACCCGGAAGATCAAGACGAAGAGGGGAATTCTTATGGGAGACCCCTTGACGAAAGTGATCTTACATCTGATTAACGCAGGTGTAAGAGCAGCCTCTGCATCCATCCAAGATTATGGATGGGTGTCAGAATTTGCCTCTAACGCGGAAAACGTTACAGGCAAAATCATGCAACCAACGGCAGATCTGCCGCGGGTTGTACGAAAAATGTAGGAAGGGTTAATAGACCTTTCCTACATCTAACGGTTGTACTGTGTAACTTGGTTACACAGTACACCGCAACGTGAAAGAGTACACTTGGTGTACTCAGCCGCGTTTCCCGGCTAACGTTGATTCGTATCAACGAGAGTGAACGGGCTGTCTCATGACCGGCGACCGCCGTCCATGCGACTGTAACGAGAGAAGCCATTTGGCTTTAACTCTAC